ACACCAGTGCCACACAAAAGAATGAACATTGCTTCATCAAAACACTTAGGGTCATCTACTGCTAGATAGCTACAGTTGTAAGCACAAGTGTTATCTCGTTCCATTGCTGCACCAGCAGTCATCATGGCTCTCATACTGGGCATGACATTGAGGCTATAGATTGCATCTTCTAGTTGCTTGTAAGTATCTTTACTTACCTTATCAGATACAACATTAGTCATGTATCTATCAACTGTTTCCTTCCAAGTTTCCCTTCTGTTTAGTTCTGGTATCCATCTTGCGTATCTTGACAGGGCTATGTACTGTTGGTACTGGTTCATTTTTTGTACTCCGTATAGTCGTTTTCAATTATCTTATCGATATAATGCTTGGCTTTTTGTAAATCTTCTAAACCATTTTTCTCTTTGTATCTTGATACATACTTAACTACATTACCTTGAAAATAATCTAGTTTATTAGCAGCAATAAAATCCCATACTTGGATAGGTAGTTTCCTATAGTGATCTCCACCCCATTGAAAGTTGCTAACACCTTTGACAATCTTATTCATCTTACCCTCCGTATTTATTTTTTAAATAATCTATTGATACAGGTAGTTCGTCAAAACTACCGTTGTTTACTTCATTTAACAACCATATACCCTTCCACGAACTATTACCCTGATTACCTAAGTAGCCCTCATCATGTTGGGTAAACATACCAGCAAATATACTCGTTAGTCTTACGTTGTCTGCTCGTTTACCATATGCTATATCCCTATCCTGCACATGACCCATCACACAACTCATCATCTTTTTGGTTAGCATGGCACGAGCTGAAGATACAGGTCTACCCATAACACCAGAAGTAAAGAAGTGAGCAAATGCTACACCCTCTATAACAACAGGCTCTAAGTAATCCGCTACCTCCCAATCGTCTAGGTTAAGATCAGAGTAACCAATACAATCTTCAAGCACAGCATCATTTTCTATACACCTTTCAATCCTTTGCTCATGGTTGCCAATAGTAAACACCATTCTAGGCTTCCACTGCTTCTTTTTGTTTACCTTTAACCTTTCTTTTTCTGCCTTGATAGGTTGTAAGAATAAGTCCATAGCTAAGTTACCTGCATCTATGTCCTTCTTGTACCTACGTCCTTCAAATGATTTCTTACCCTTGTCATAAGAGCATAGGCTTTCCATATCCCAATGATCTCCTAAGTGTACTATCACATCTGGTTTTTTATCTGCAATATACTTACCAGCATATAACAAGTGGTCGAGCGGTACGTCAGGTTTTACTTGAGTGTCTGGAATAATTGCTATCTTCATAATACTTCTCCTTCAGTTAATAATCGTACATATCTTTTAGTGCATCATCTCTTGCTATAGCTTCTTCTATTGACAGTATATCATCATCAAAGTTTAACTCTTTCCTTTCATAATCTTCATCAGAAACACAACTAAGCATATCTTCTGTAATATACCCTTTACTTTTAAGACTATTAATAAGGTCTATGACTTCATAGCTTGATATAACTACACCATCTATACAAGACTGACACTCCCTAGTATACCCCACTGTTATAAACTCTGGGTCATGTGTCCCACAAAACAAACAGAACATAACCTCTTCTTTTTGCATGGCTACTTACCCCCTTTAATCCAGTTTAATGGTACAGATGTACCAAAAGCAAACTTAATATCATGATCGTTACACCAATCAGAATACCTTTTTCTTTTCTTTTTAGTACACCATTGATCTCTCATAAACAACATACGAATGTCGAGGCTTGAGTTTGCTTCTTTGACAGCTAACATCTTTGTTCTATCGGAACTTACAAACCTGCCCTTAGCCTCAATAATAAGTGAACCTATTATAAAGTCAGGTATATAGGTCTTACTGACAAACACTATACCAGACGCACATAAACTACACCTTCCTTTTTTACTGATAAAGTAAGGTAACTTAATAGTTTCGTACTCAAACTTTATGTTTCTATCTGTTAGGTCTTTAGCTATATTAGCTTCGTACTTACTTCTGTATTTGTTCATAGCTGAAATCCATTGGCATTTGTTTATCTCTTTGTAATATCCACAAGAGCTGACTGTTTTGAACACACCTGTTACGACCTTCCTCATATCCAAATTCTTTTATGTAAAGATCAATAATCATATTGTCCCAATCTTTTCTTGCAGTGTCTTTTAATAACTTACTTGCTTTAACTTTACCAAGACCTCTAATACCCAAGATGTTGTCCGAAGTGTCACCAGTTATCATTTGCTGATAGAAAAACCTAATACCTTCTTCTTTAGTTACTTGTATAAACTCCTTCTTTACAAAGTTGTAGTGTTTTCCTTCACACATTAACAAGTCTTTATCTATTGTAGCAATTATTGTATAGGGGTTTTGACTCAGCCCCAATGCATCATCTGCTTCTATACCTTGAACAACCTTAGCTTTGTAAGTATTAATTAAGTAATCTCTTATTGCTTTGATGTGTATTGGTTTAGGTTTATCTTTTCTATTAGCTTTGTAATCTTCCCTAACTTTGTTTCTGAATGTTGTTTTAGGTGTGAGATAAATATTGTATTCCGTACAACCTGAGTCCTCTATGATTTGATTAACGTACAGTTTAGTAGAGTGTAGTGCATGAGGTAAGGGGTCAGCTTCAACTAACCCCGTTTCCTTATCCGTACTTTGACTAGCGAAACCCACTCTGTAGCAAATTATATCGCCATCAATTAAAAGCCTCATACTAAAAGGGTACATCATTATCAAAGCTAACTTCATCTTCAGCTACAACTGGATCATGGGTTTCAGTTGGTTTAGTTTGTGTCGCCAACCTATTACCATGCTTCCATCTAGCCAATCCAAACAAAGATTTAATAGCAGGGCTATCTGCATCTTCAGCATCACCAACACACTGGTTAGTGATTGTACTTTCATCTACACTATCTCTATACTTACTAGGTATTGAGGTAACACCTGTAACAGTGTCATAAACCTTACCATTTCTTTCCTCATTTTTAATGATTATGTTTACTGGTTCACCTAATACTGACTCCCAATCAGCAGTTGTATCCTCTTCAGCAGTAGGTACGAAGGCTTTGTACATAGCATACTCAGTAGATAATCCTGACATCTTACCGAATACATTAAAGCCTTTATGCCAAATGGTTCTAGGTCTAACGACACCATCAATCTTTACAGTTGAACCCAATACTTCAAAGCACAAAGATATTTGTTTACAAGGTGGTTTAACCTCACCTTTGTACTCACGCTTCTGTAAACCTAAGCCAGCTACATAGGCTAACCTAGCTTCATGTTCACCTTCTTTTAAGTTAGTATATTCCATTACCATATTACTTCTCCATTTAGTTTAAGTTTAATGTATCTTACTATAATCACTTCCCAATTGTATATCAATTTCTAAATCTCTATTTAATTTTAGCATACTATTTACCTTTTGTACAGCTTTTTCTAACAATTCTTTTACATTTTCTGTATCTCCTTTTTTAACTTCTAGTATTATTTCATCATGAAAGTTGGCAGTTATCTGTTCACGTTTCTGAAGTATAAACCCCAACCACATATCAAACAAGTAAGTACCTGTACCCTGACATAGAGTTGAGAACCTGTCCTTATCACTTCGTAACGAGTACCAGAGTTTAGATACAGGGTTAAACTGCCATGTACTATCTTCAACTACTTTAGTTACCATACTTTCACTGATAGCCTTAACACTCCAGTTACGCTCCCAGTACGCCTCAGATAATTTTGTAGCTTCAGCTTTGGTAACCCCCAAGTTTTTAGAGAGTGTTCCCACACCACAGCCATATTGTAGGGCATAATTTGCAGACTTATGTTGATGCCTAATATTGGTTATTCTCTCAAGTTTGTTACCACTCTTGTACTCTTCTACTTCTTGTTGAGTAACAGCTTTAGCAGTTAATGCAAGGTCAAGATGTGGATCAAAGTCTGGTGTACTTAATTCTTTAACATACTCAGGGTCATGCTCCCAAACGAAATGCTGTTTGACTCTGTCCTCTAAAGAACATTGATCCGACCCTAATAATTGATAGCCATTCCTTGCTACTAACAGCCCTCTAATTTCTAATCCGTAAGGCTTTCTCGCGGAGGGTAGATTAACACATACAGCATGCTTGTACCTCAAAGTGTTGGTTAAACCTTGTATAGAAGCCTCTACAAAGCCATTCTGGACGTTCTTTAGTAACCCCCTTACCAACCCTATTCTATGCTTAACAACTGCCATAGAATCGAGAACTAGGACTTCTGGGTGTAGTTCGGATAACCTCTTGATTGATTGACACAACTCACCTTCTTTAGTCTTGACTTGAGGTATCTTTCTTTCCTCTCCAAACTCTTCACCTCTTAGATACTTAAAGGTCGTTGGCTTCCAACCCAACTGAAACAACCAATCCTTAATTTGCTTAGAGCTAGAGGGATTAGGCTCGTCCATTCCTACTGTTTCTTCTATTGGTAAATCATAATCAACAGTAAATCCATTGGCTTCTGTCAATACTTTCCAACGCTGACCAGATTGTGAGAGGCTTCCGTCCTGTTTAAACGGGAGCTTAGGTTTGTTTCTTTTAGTTGTTTTAGGAACTTTAGGCATGACCCTAGACAATTCATCAATAGCTTCCTTGTCTTTTTGTTCTAGGTCAACCAGCAACTTCTCAGCTTTGTCAACATCTAGTTTCCATTTTGAAACTTCTTGCAACCGAGCAACCTTCATTTTAAATGATAGATATTTAATCAGTGGTTGGTAGTCACCACCATAAATCTTACTTAGCTTAGACTTCATTGTATCCCACAGCTTAGTGTTAATCTTCACATCTTCTTTACATCTGTGAACATACTCTTCTCTTGTTAGGTTTTCCCAATCAGTAATAGTAGGTTTGGCAATCTCTAACCTTTCCCCCCACTGTTCTAAGCCATGTCTGACCAAATGTGGGTACAAATACCAACTAAGGCTAAGAGTATCTATTAGTTGAGCCTTTATCTTAATGCCTAACAGCCTCTCTAATACTGGAATATCATATCGGATTATGTTATGACCTATTAGAACACTATCACTACTAAGGTTCTCAAAGAAAGTCTTATCTACCTCTTCCCCATTCGCTATAATGCAATGTATTGTGTCTGGATTAATTCCGTTACACTCTATATCAAAAACGATTTCTTTCATATTACCATTTCCTTTTAATTGTTTCCAAATACTCAGTAGTATCTTGGTTATAAAACATATCTACTGTACCGCTAGTACCATGCTCACGATCATATAGAATTTTTACTTGAGAGTGATTAACCTCTTCTGGAGGACACTCTGCTGACCTATTACGCTCTAAGCCCAAGCCAATATGACTCCATTTTTCGATAGCCCTAGAGCCTGTCATCTGTCCCGAAAGAACTTTACCACCTTCTTCATGGCTCTTACTACCCTTGTTGGGTGGATTAACATGGCTGAAGCATATGATAGTGATAGGGTAAGTGCTTACTAGATCAGCAATGTCAGTCATTATCTCATTAAGTTTATCATTAGCTTCTGAACTATTGAACCTCGATATTAATGCTGTTAGTGGGTCAAGAAAAAACTCACATATACCTAGTTGATAGTGCTGTTCTATCATACAGGTTTTAATATCTTGCCAATCCCTACTGCCTGTCCGATCATACAAGAATAGCTTACCCTTAAATCTATCTAAAGTAGATGCTAACAACCTGTCGTCATAAGAGTTGTCTGGCAACAAGAAGTTTGTACCTGCTAACTTAGAGGCTATTTGTTTAAGAGATTTTATGGGTGCTACTTCTAAATCATAAACACCTACTGGTCTATTATGCTCTATGATTATGTGCTTAACTAATTGATTTTTAAATTCAGATTTCCCAGCTTTAGCGTAACTGGCTAACACAACTATGGAGTTCGGTCTTAGTATACCATTGTGGGTTATCTTGTCTAAAGTACCCCAACAAGTAGACAACCCTTTCTCTGGTCTTGCTAATGCTTTGGCAATTAGATCATCATTGACCTCAATAATCTCTCCGCGTCTAATACTAGTAGCATTAAATAGACAGGCTTCATACAACTCTTTGTCCCTGCCCTTTATCACCATCTCATTAGCGTCTTTAAGTGGTAGTTTTGCAACCTTACATAATGGCATAACTTTAAGACAGTCCTTAACCGCTTGCTTCCCTGCCTCATCATTATCAAAGACTAAGATAACTTCCTTGTACTTAGCCAACAACTCTTGGTTAGATGTATAAAGTAAATCTTTGTTAGCATTGCTTACACCTCTTGTAAGACTAACTACGCTAGGTTTGTATTGCTTATACTTCTCTGGAGTTAGCTTCTCTATGGTTTGATGAAGTGCCATAGCATCTAAGCGACCTTCAGTGATAAACAACTTGTTACCACCACTACAAGTCCAAGAACCCCATAAGTCAAAGGAACCCTTGCGAGAACCTATTGATTGAAACTTCTTGTTCTTAGTTTCTTTGCACTCAAAACCTATTAGCTTTCCATCTAATGTGTCAGGGCAATACAAGTGAGTTATTGTTTTACCATCTTGTTCAGACAGTCCTGCCCTTACCCTGTATTTCTCTGCTACCTCTTTAGTTATTCCCCTGTCTGGAATAGGTAGGATAGGTAATTTTTTAATCTCATCTAGTCCCTTCATTACCTTAGCCTCGTAAGTTTTGTTAATGTTTTGTTTTATTGGTACTACTTTATCCAAGCCATCATCACTCGGAAAATACGTCATACAAGCGAAACAATAGCTATCGTTGGGCTTGTCATCATAAGTGTAGACTTGGTTAGCATCACTTGAACCACACAATTCACAACTAACCTTGTGTGACGTTCTGCCAGACTCTCTGTGTTTATATTTTTCCATATCTGCACCTGTGGGTATCGTTGGTTAAATGGAGTTGCTTACCTTCTACTTGTTTATAGTCTTTAAAAAATTCTACAAACTCAGGTATTGATATATCATCTTTAATTACTTTTACATCTTGGTTTAAACTTATTTCTATTAGTTGATATGTTGGTTTATTTCCTTTCTTTATATACCATTCTACCAGAAATGGTTTGGATTTGCAACCTGTAAGTTTTAAAAGTTGCTTAGTAATTACATAAACTAAGCCATGCCTTATGTCTAATTCCTCAGCTATCTCAAAGTAATTTTTGCCTTGTACTGTTAGCTTAAGAACTTCTTTTTGTAATGTGTTCATAATTATTTTACCTTTACGTCAACTAAGAAAATTTCAGACTGTTCTTTTGCACAAGTGTAACCTTCTGCAAAATCTCTGTTGCCCTCTAATTCCTCTTTCTGGGGGTCAAGGCTATCTCCATTGACCTCACCCACAAAGCCCTCCATAAACTGCTCAAAATCGTAGTCCTTGTAGCTTATAAAGGCATTCAATATATTATCTTGAGTATCTTTATCAAGAAATCTAAAATCATCAGCTTTTATTTTCATTATCCGTACTCCTTTATGTGTTCTGCTACTACTTCAAGCATAGTATCTTCAAAAAGAAACCCCTCTTCTGGGCTAGAGTTGTTTAAATAACAATCTAACATATATAACGGGTGTTTATTGTTTATAATACACAGGACATCAGCTATAAAATCTGGATTAACACTAAGCCTGTCATAACAATCTGAAATTTTATCACCATGTTCATTTTTTCTATCACTCATATTACTTCTCCTTATAATAATTAAACTTTCATAGCTCTTTAGCCTTTTCAATCGCTTGGTATACATAGTCTAAAGCATCACTATCACCGCCCACACTAAACTTAAACAGCTCACTGTGTCTTGGTATAGCATTAGCTTCATT